GCCTAGTTGCTGCCAGCACCGATGCATCCAAGCAAGTGCTGCAAGGCATCCACCTAGCCAACGGCTACATGGAAGCCACTGATGGCCATCGGTTGGTGCGGCTGCCAGTGGCACTGCCAGACGGCATTAACCTCACCCTGCCAGCTAGCACCATGAAGCTGTTGCAGGATCGCACCGTTGGCATTGCTGCAGCCGCTGGTCAGGCCGTCATTGACGCTGGCGATGGCATCACCATTTACAGCCGCATACTGGATGGCACTTACCCCGACGTAGCCAAGCTCATCCCGCCAACCTTTGGGCACACTATCACCATTGACCGTCACCGTCTCACCCGTTGCCTTGAGCGTGTAGCACTTATTGCTGAAGCGCATAACAGCGTGGTCAAAATGGTCGCTGGATCAGGTGCCATTGCTATTACCGCCGACTCCGACGGCAGCAACGGCAAGGAGATCATCACCTACACCGGCACTGCAGCAGGCACTTGGGCCTTTAACGTGCACTACCTCCTAGATGGCCTCAAAGCCTTTAGGTCTTCGGAAACTGTTACACTGTCAGCAAATGGCTCAACTACTCCTGTAGTCTTGACGCCAACCAATGCACCAGATCAGACTTACCTGATAATGCCTGTGCAAATTCGCAGCTAATACCAGTGGCGCGCAAGTGCACCGAACACGAAAAACTCTTGCGAGTGCATGAGATCTACAAGCTCCTAATCAAAGGGGCTTCTAGGTATCGTGTCGTTCAATATGCTACAAAAAAGTGGCAAGTGTGTGATAAAACCGCTGACACCTACCTTGCAGAAGCTCGCAAGCTGCTAGCCCGCGACCTAGAGATTGAGCGCCCTAAGTGGTTGGAACAGTCCGTTGCTGAGTTGCAAGATTGGAGATGGCAGGAGCTAAATCCTGAAGATCGGGATGAAGATGTGACTACCACCAACCGACTTGCGGCGCTGCAATTCCTGAAGGCTCAGGCGTCGCTACTGCAGTTTGAAATGAAGTGATTAGATTGCGTGCATTGCATCACTAGCTATGGCACGCCGTTACTCCCGCGACAATCGGGGCAGGTTTGCCGGTGGTGGTGGTGGTGGCGCTACTGCTAGGGGCGGCAGGCTTAAGACCGCAGCAGGCAATAAGCGCAAGACGCAAACTGTGCAGGCGGATGGCGCCAAGGCAGCGGGCACCATCAAAGGCAAAGTGAAGCGCGACCATGGGGCTGCTGGGAAGATTGGCAAAGCCAAGCCAGCAGCAAGACGCCCTGATCAAGCCGAAGTCAATATTAAAGGGCGCTTTACTGGGCAAGATGGTAAACGAATGGATGCCAGCATTGATCGCGCAGTCAAGCAAGTAAAAGCGTCTGAACAGGCTCGATTAATGAAGCCCAAGGCGCAAGTAAAGGCTGAGCGCGCAGCGCGTGCCGAAGCTAACCGGCAAGCAGCGGCAGCAAAACCTAAGCGCACGCGCACTGCTGAGTCACAACGCATAAGCCGCGCCAAACAAGTTGAAAAACGCCGCAGCATTACAACTAACCCAGCGGGAGAGCGTGCGTCAGCCGCTGCAAAAATGGCAGCCAATGCTGCCCGCACTCAGCAACGAGCAACAGACTTCCTCAAGGCTGGCGGCAAGCCCTCGCCCAGCGCATTAGCCCAAGGGCGGATCAAGCAATTTACAGATATGAAAAAAGTAACGGACACGGAAGTTCGGAAAGTAAGGCAGCAGATTAAGGACGCTCGATCCAATGCAACAACCTTTGGAGCCGTGCCTGGCCTTAGGCTTCGTTTATTGGAGTTGCAATCACAGTCAAAGCGGCATAAGGATACAATTGCATCAGCCAAGGCATCAATTCAAAAATGACACCCACTGTTACCGCTGTTGGCCGGTTGCTTAAGCCCAAAGGCGATGAGCCACGCATCCTGCACCGGATCGCTGTGAAGCCTGATGGCACTGCTAAGGCGATCATCCGCAAGCCCTTGTGAGCCTCATCACCGGCATCTGCGAAGATACGCCGCTGCTTAGTTTCATGGAGATGCCGACAGCGGCATCTATGGATGAGCTGCTGGTAAGCATCCGCAACGACCTGCACCCAGGCCAGCTTGCGTTTGTGGATGACACCGCAACGCAGATCATTGGCATCTCGGCTGGCTACGGCGCCGGCAAGACGCGAGCGCTATGCGCTAAGGCAGTGATGCTTGCTGCGGCCAATCAAGGCTTTATCGGCGCTGTCATGGAGCCTACCGGCCCGCTAATCCGCGATATTTGGCAGAACGACTTCGATGACTTCCTAGAGGCGTACGACATCCCGTACACCTTCCGCGCTAGCCCATTGCCGGAGTACATGCTGCACCTGCCAGGCGGTGACACCAAGATCCTCTGCCGCAGTTTTGAGAACTGGAGCCGCATCATTGGACTCAACCTTGCATGGGTGTTGGCGGATGAGATCGACACCGTGACGCCATCTATCGCCAATAAGGCATTTCCTAAGATCCTTGGTCGCTTGCGGTCTGGCAATGTCCGGCAGTTTGCAGCAGCATCGACACCCGAAGGCTTTAGGTGGATGTGGAACACCTTTGGCAGTGATGATGCACAGCAACGCACGGACCGCAAGCTGATCAAGATGCGCACTGCTGATAACCCACACCTACCGCCGGACTTCATCGAGCGGTTGCAGGCCAACTACGACCCACAACTGCTACGCGCATACCTCGACGGTGAGTTTGTCAACCTCACCACTGGCCAGGTATATGACCGCTTTGATCGCGCTAAGCACATCATCACCGAGCTACCAGACATCAGCCGCGAACCGCTGCGCGTTGGCGTTGACTTCAACGTAGGCAACATGTCTGCCGTCATCGCCATCAGGCAAAGCAACAGCCTGCTAGTAGTTAATGAGATCTCTGGCGCCCATGACACCGATGCCTTGGCACAGGAGATCAAGCGCCGCTACCCCGATCACCGCGTCTACGTTTATCCAGATGCCAGTGGCGGTAACCGGAGCACCAATGCAAGCCAAACCGATATCCAGATCTTGGAGTCCTATGGCTTCAGCAACCAATCACCTAAGAGCAACCCTGGCGTTCGTGATCGCGTTGCTGCAGTGCAAGCATTACTAGAAAATGGCAAAGGCCAAGTCAGGATTACCATTGCAGCCAGTTGTCGCAAGGTGATCGAATGCTTAGAGCTGCAAAGCTACAACGAAAAAGGCGACCCTGATAAAGATGGCGGCTACGATCACATGAACGATGCACTGGGTTACGTCATATGGCGTGAGTTCAACCCACTACATGCAGGGGCTGGACGTGGCACTGGCGTAAGGCTATATTGAACCGGCTTACCATTTACTACCCCAATGCTGACTGGATCTGAACTGCTCGCTAAAGTCAAGGAACTTGGCGACTCCAATAAAACTGATATCGTGCGCGCTTGCGGCTACGTCAAAGATGACAAGGTTTGCTTCACGCAGTTCTACGAGGCACTGTTAGAAGCCAAAGGCATCAGCCTTGCAACTACCAGCAAGAAAGCAGGCCGCAAGCTTAGCTACAAGACCAAGGTGCAATTCAACGGCAACCTAATGGTTGGTAGCGCATACATCACCGAAGCATTTAAGCCCGGTGATGAGTTTGAGATTAAGGTGAGCCGTAACAGCGTTACACTAACAGCAGCTTGATGTAGAGCATGTATTCGGGCCTTGGCGCATACAACCGTCCTCTTACAGAGCGCAAGGTAACTCGCGTTCAAGACCCGAACACTGCTTGGTACGCGCAAGAGCAGCATTGGATCTTAATCGAGGATCTACTGCAAGGCACGTTTGGGATGCGGCAGAAGCATCGCCGCTACCTACCGCAGGAACCTAGGGAGATTGACGAGAGCTACGACAACCGCCTAGCCCGTAGCGTATGCCCGCCGTACTACCAGCGCCTTGAGCGGTTGCTAGCTGGTATGTTGACGCGCAAGCCGGTGCGCTTGGTTGATACCAGCGACACCATCACTGAACAATTATTCGACGCAGATTTAAACGGGAACGATCTTAATGTTTGGACATATGAATCAGCCCGCAAGATGGTGCGTTATGGCCACGTTGGTACATTGGTGGATGCACCTGCTGATGGCGGTAGACCCTATTGGGTGACATATACGCCAAGGCAGATCCTTGGCTGGCGCACTGAAGCAAAGGAAGGTAAGCAGGAGCTAACCATGCTCAGGTTGCAGGAGGTGGCCAGTGTGCCCGATGGCTTGTACGGCGAGAAGCTAGTGCAGCAGGTGCGGATATTGACGCCTGGTGAATATGAGATCCACCAGAAGGATGAGAAGGGCGACTTTCGCGTAGTAGATGAAGGCCGCACCAGCCTTAGCGAGATTCCGTTCAGCATCGCCTACTCGAACCGCGTCGGCTTTATGGAGTCGCGGCCGCCGCTGGAGGATATTGCAGAGCTGAACCTAAAGACGTATCAAATCCAATCTGACCTTGACAACCAGCTGCACATTTCAGCCGTGCCGATGCTGGCGTTTTACGGCTTTCCATCAAGCGCCGAGGAGGTATCCGCAGGTCCCGGTGAAGCTATTGCATTTCCTGCTGAAGGCCGCGCTGAGTACATCGAGCCAGGTGGTACTAGCTTTCAGTACCAGTTCAAGCGGCTAGAAGCATTGGCGCTGCAGATCAATGAGCTGGGGCTATCAGCAGTGCTAGGTCAGAAGCTAACGGCTGAAACTGCCGAAGCCAAGCGCATTAACCGCAGCCAAGGCGATAGCACCATGATGGTGATTGCGCAGAACATGCAGGACATGATCGACAACTGCTTGCAGTTTCATGCGCGGTACCTCGGCCAAAATGAAGCAGCCGGTAGCAGCCACGTCAACCGTGACTTTATGGGTAGCAGGCTTGACCCGCAGGAGATCAACAGCCTGCTCCAGCTTTACACTGCAGGGACCATCACCCAAGAAACCTTGCTGCAGCAATTGTCTGATGGCGAGGTGCTAGGTGATGACTTCGACGTTGAGGAAGAATTGGATGCCACAGCAAATGCGGGAATGGATCTACGACCTGCTGGACCACCTAATCAGTTGGTTGATCGACGTAGCAGTGATGATCGAACCGCAGAAGCCGAGACAGCAGGAGCTTGACTATCACGTCAGCGCATTGCCGGAGGAGATCTTGGCAATCGTGCGCGTTACTTGGTATGTAGACGGCAAGCCCGATGAAGTAGACCAGATGGTGCTGATGGAAGATGGCCAGAACGGCTATGACGCATTTGCCGCAGTCGTCAGCAGCGCATTACAGCGTGGCGCTAATGTAAGCATCCGGTCAGGGTATGCCGCTGCAGACTTGGGCATCATGCAATGAGCACACCCGAGTCGCTATACCGCAATGCGATTGACCTGAACCGTTACAGCAACAGCGTGGCGCGGCGTGTCATCAATGCCTATAACGACATCATCATTGATGCAGTTAACCAGTTGCGGATGATTGACGATTTAGCGGCACCGGACAAGGCCGCTAGGTTGCGCGGCATCTTGGCGCAGCTCAAGGAGTCATTAGCAGGGTGGGCTGGTGATGCAACCGAGCTAACTGCAACTGAGTTGCAGGGCTTAGCGGAGCTGCAGTCAGAGTTTGTCACTGAAGAACTGCGCAAGGCGTTGCCGGTTGGCAGCCGTGATGCCGTGCGCACCGTAGAAATCAGCCCGCAGTTTGCGCAGTCGGTGGTCACTACTGACCCGACGCAGCTCAATGTGGTGGCGCTGAGCGATGACCTGTTTGCGGCAGTAGAAGGCGCGGAAGCATTAGCACGCCAAGCTGGCACTGGTGTGTTTAACTTGACCGCCGCCAAGGGTGCCACTATCACGCTACCCAATGGCGAGGTGGTCACCAAGGCATTTCGTGGCATCGCCGTAGACCAAGCCGAGCGGTTTAGCCAAGTGGTACGGCAAGGGTTGCTAACAGGTGAAACCACACCCAGCATTGCTAAGCGGTTGATTGGCAACTTGCAATTTGGCGAGGAGGCCAAAACCGTCCGACAACTGGTAGCAGCAGGCGGGCAGGCTACTGCTGTAGCTGACAATCAAATTATCACGCTAGTACGCACCAGCATCAACCAAGTCGCAAACACCGCCAGCCAACAGGTATATGAAGCCAATCAGGACATCACTAAAAAATATCGCTATGTGGCAACACTGGATACCCGCACCAGCAGCATTTGTCGTGCATTGGATGGTCGAGAGTTTGAATATGGCAAAGGCCCGATGCCGCCGCAGCACTTCAACTGCCGATCGACGACAGTGCCGGTAATCGACCCAGACATCCTGCCGCCATCAACCACGGCAACTAGGGCCAGCAAGGATGGCCAGGTGCCAATCAATCAAAGCTATGGCGAGTGGCTAGCAAAGCAACCACGCAGCGTACAAGCTGATGCGTTAGGCCCCGGCAAGGTTGCATACTTCAACAAGCTGGCCGATAAGTACGGGCCACGCAATGCCATCGCAAAGCTGGTGCGTGATGATGGCGCAGAGGTAACATTAGAGCAGCTCCGCAAACGATATGGACCTGCCTAGCCTTCGGCATTTTCGCAACGAGGGACTGTTTACGGTCAGCTCAGATCCTGTTGAGGCATTAGCGGGTGAGGCATGGGTGCCGGCGATCTACACCGATAAAGGCTGGGCAACAGCAGATGGCGCTAACCTGTTACTAGGTATTGAGGAATGGCGTCATGCCACTAAAGAAGCCAGGCCTATACGCCAACATCAACGCAAAACGCGAGCGCATTGAAGCTGGCAGCAAGGAGCGCATGGCGCGCAAGGGTGAAGCTGGCAGGCCATCTGCTGCTGCATTTAAGGCATCTGCTAAGACCGCCAAGAAGCCTAAACGCAAGAAGAAGTGATAGCCTAGGTGCGCACTATATCCCTGCGGGATAAGCATGTCTGAAGAGAATCAAACTCAGGAGCCTGCGGCTACTGATGCAATGCAACGCAGCATCGAAGCACTGGAACGCAAGAACCAAGAGCTGATTGCTGAACTGCGCACTGCTAAGTCAAAGAAGCTACCGGATGGCGTTGATGTCGATGAGCTACTTGAGTTCAAGCGACGCGCTGAGCAATCTGAACTTGAATCGCAAGGTAAATACTCCGAAGCAAGACAAGCTCTGGAGCAGCAGTACCGTGAGGCGACGGCGCAAAAGGACCAGCGCATTGCAGAACTCGAAGCCCGCGTCCGCGAGCTTGAACTTGTTACGCCAGCCGTAACAGCACTGGCTGATCTGGTGCATGACCCCGACATGGTGCTCAAGACCAAGCTGAGCAGCGATCAGATCGAGCGTGACCCTGATGGCACCGTTGTAGTAGTCGATGGCTACCAACGCACACCAGTTAGCGAATGGGCTAAGTCGTTGCCGGCATGGATGCAAAAGCAACCCAAGCCACAAGGTAGCGGCGCACCATCAGGGCGCAGCAGTGGTGAGATGCCCTTGGGCGTCAAAAACCCATTTGCGCAGGAGTCATTTAATCTCACCGAGCAATCACGACTGTTTCGTACAGACCGTGATATGTACGAGCGATTGAAAACTGCAGCAGCGCGCTAAGCTATCTGCAACCGGCTGCGCTGGTGTATCGGGCTGCGCCCACACCGTAAACCCATTTCCCCGAGATGAATCATGGCGACTCTTCGCTCTGACATCATCATCCCAGAAATCTTCACCCCCTACGTTTTAGAACAGACCACCCTTCGTGATGCCTTCTTGGCATCGGGTGTTGTTCAACCAATGGCGGAGTTGGATGCTTCTGAGGGTGGCGACTTTATTAATGTCCCTTTCTTCAAAGCCAACCTGTCTGGCGATTTTGAAGTGCTGACTGACAGCACCTCACTGACGCCTGGCAAGATCACTGCTGACAAGCAAGTCGGCGTTATCCTGCACCGTGGCCGTGCCTTTGAGTCACGCGACCTTGCAGCTCTTGCTGCCGGCGCTGACCCCATGGCTGCTATCGGCGCCAAGATCGCTGATTACGTTGCCAACCAACGGCAAAAGGATCTGCTGTCTTGCCTTGCTGGTGTCTTCGGCACCCTCGGCACCACCAGCGCATCTGCTGCTTTCTTTGGTCTAACCATCGACGGCGAATCTGGCGACACCCCTACGGTGTTGAGCCCACGTCATGTTGCGGAAGCCCGCAGCCTGCTGGGTGATCAAGGTGACAAGCTGGCTGCTGTTGCCATGCACTCCAAGGTCTACTACGACCTGGTTGAGCGCAAGGCGATTGATTACGTCGCATCCCAGGATTCGCGTAGTGCAGCCCCGATTCAATCTGGCGGCAGCATTGCCGGCGCTTATGGCGGTGATAACTCTGTCGCCACGTATATGGGCCTCAGAGTAATTGTTTCGGATGATGTGCAAGTTGAAGGCAGCGGTGCCTCCAGTGAGTATGCCACCTACTTCTTCACTCAAGGCGCTATTGCCTCTGGTGAGCAGATGGGGATGCAGACAGAAACCGACCGTGACATCCTCGCCAAGAGTGATGCCATGTCGATTGACCTGCACTACTGCTACCACCCTGTTGGCAGCAAGTGGGGTGTAACAACCTCTAACCCGACTCGCGCTCAACTGGCAACAGTTGGCAACTGGTCTAAAGTTTACGAGCTTAAGAACCTCGGAATCGTTAGAGCCACAAACACCTCCAACTTCGATTGAGGTAACTAATCATGGCTTCTATCTTTGAACTTGGCGACATTCCCGGTGGCTTGCTGCCAGGACAAATCACCCTTGCGGCGCCTACGGCTACCGCTACACTGACCGCTGCCCAAAGCTACAACTCGATTGTCCGTGGCGTCCCAGCCGCTGCGGCAACTTACACCACAGCAACTGCTGCGGCTGTAGTGGCTGCAATCGGCGGCGATTGCGCGATTGGCACTAGCTTTCGTGTCGTTGTTATCAACGCATCTGCTGGCGCCAATACAATTACCGTTGCAGGCGGCTCTGGCGTAACTGTCAGCGGCGTGGCAACCGTAGTGCAAAACGCCTCTAAGGAGTTCATCGGCTACGTTGCTGCTGTTGAATCAGGCTCTGAAGCAATTACGCTTTATGGCCTAGGTTCTACTGCTGCTGCTGCTGCTTAATGGGCTTGTTCGCCTTCCGGCGACTGCGTGAACAGGAGGCTGCTTCTACGGA